GATAAAAGGTTCCACGCTGGGCCAAACATCGTCTATCTCCGCCCCCGTGACTCCCCAGAGTTGCGTTATTACCAATATCCCCAATCTTCGCCAGAATAAGTGCCTGGGTTTGATTCTTCAAAGTCCATTTGTCCCTGTAGGTCTTCTGCCATTGATTCTGCTAAAGCACTGGTTTCATTGTATCCAGCACCAGGGCCAAGTCTTTCTGCTGCTTCATTTAACAAAGCCCCTGCTCCTGTTAAATTATAAGTATTTAATGCTTCTTGATTTGTGACATTCCCACCAAAGTCTTGATAACCAAGAGGCGTTTGCTGTGAATATAACCCTGGTGGCGGTTTGTCTCCCCGATGCATTATGTATGCCAAGTCTCTGGCGTTTGCATATTGCGGAACCACAGATGTTGAGTCATCGTCGTGATATATCGTTCTTGACGGGGTCTGTACTTGACGGGTTGGATAGCTACCTCCAAAATCCTGAAGCATATTATAAAGATTTAAGGTGCCTCTCTGGCTACCGCTGCCACCTGGGTCTGTAGTACCCCAAGTCGCTTTTCCTGTTTCTGGGTCAGCAAATAAGTTTGAATCCGTCGCTGGGTTGAATCGATGATAAGCGCCTAGCTTGTTTAAACCAGCAGCGAATAAGCCTAGAAGACCGGCTCCTGGGATTTGACTCCCCACAGCCGCCGTCATCGCTGGGCCGACAAACTTCTGCCAAGGTGCGTCTTCCCTGGAGAGCGCCCTCATCTCACTAAATGGCATTTGAGCCGCTCCCTTATGAACGGGATGGCTAAAAAGAAAACCGCTGCCAGGGATTGCAGGGCCACGCCTTGGGTCACCCTTGTTAAAGAAGCTGCCTCCTACAAGATCCGTTGGCGCATCAAAATCACGGTTTACTTGGTCTGGCGTGTACCTTTGCTCACCTGATACCTCTGACGGGAATGGGCTACGAGTCGGTACGAGAAACCTATTGGGTGCGGGTTCGAATGGTGCCGCTTGTCTTGTAGGGCTACCCCTTTCAAAATTAGATTGCGGCATTATCCGCTCTAAGAAGTGACCGCCCGGTCCATCTACAGCCTCTCCATAAGTCACCAGAGGAACCTCTATGCCCGAACGTTCGTATAATCCCGGAAATTCTGAACGGAGGGTTGGTAGGTTTGAAAAGCGTTGCCTGATTGGTCTAACCATGAAAAGTTATCCTGAATATCTTATCCGTGTTGGAATTATTCGTGTGCGTTATTGTCACTTCACCGTTCTTTCTGCTTGTTTCCGAGACGTACATACTCGCCACTATCGCAGCGGCGTTTGTCGTGGTTGGACTCCAGTGCAAGGCCGTCTCCAGTCCTATTCTGTCGTCCGTAAAGGTCGTAGTTGCCGCATCCGCTGTTAGAGTCCACAAGGCTGCGTTGTTCAATTTCCCCTGCATGACCCTTCGTGACCATTCGAGGGCGTCTCTAAGGAATAACCCTGTATTAGCCGTTGAAGCTGTAATGCCGGGGAATTCACTCATTTCTTAACTTAATGTCGGCAAGATTTTCAATGCTATCTAAAATTTCCGCGTCACGTCCTGTATAAAAAATAAATTGATCATTGCTTGCCTTCATTTTTTTGCTCAGTATATCAATGGCTTCCTGAAGTTTTTCAGCTTCAACAAACTCACCGTCATCTAACCTAACCCCAATCCTGCCCTCTAGGTCATCAATAATATCGGAAACATCTTCTTTGCTTAGAGGAGTCCTCTTCATTTCTTGTCCAGCAAAAGCATCTCTGTATTTATCAGGCATTGGTTGCCCCTGTTCCCGATAGGCCATCAATTCGTCTTTTTTAAGTTTATTTTCTAGGTCTTTCATCTTTCGCGCTTGTCCAAAGTCAACCACGTTTTTGACACCTTTCACCGTCCCCGGAAAAGCCATAAACGGGATAGCCGCCGCAGCCATACCGAGGTTCCCTAATGCCTGTCCGTAGTCTCCAGCCTGTATGTTGGGCATAACCTGGCCCGCATCCCTGACCATACCCGCAACGTCAGCCTGTGGGCCTACAAACTCAGGAACAGCCGTAGAAAACTTTCCCAGTTGCTTACTCGAAGGGACGTTCAATCCCATTCTCCGCATAACCTCCAGAGGGCCGGGAACTCTTGTGAAAAAGTCAGCCATTACGCCGTACCGTCAGCGGTTATATCTGCATCTACTCCCTGCGCGTGGGTCCATGTCGAACTGGCAGCTATATTGACTTGCGCCCTTGCATACCTCGAGGAGGTGGTAAAATGCGCCTGTCCGTCTGCGTCTATACTCGAAGCCGAACCCGTCGTTATAGAAGTCCCCACATCGTCGCGTGTTTTGAGGGCTACTGTCACGTGGGCCGTATTACTGACATCAACATAAGGTCTGATACCGTCTATCAGAACCCTCTCGCCGCCGCCGATCTCCTGTGATTCAATCGTTGCAGCAAGGTTGACCCCTGAGAATGTCGCGTTTTTCTTATCCGTATCAAAGACCGCAAGAACGTCCTTGCCTCCCGTCCAGATCCTCGAATCTAAACTATAGGGGAGGTCTTCTATGTCGTCATCTACAGCGTCCAGGCCTTCTAAAGTATACCCCTGTGTCAGGTCGGTGAATAACACCTGAGAATTAAACTCTGCCTCAGACCATTCTTTGAGACTCCAGTTATACAGAAGAGCCTTTGTCGCATTGGAAGTCGAGCTTGAAGGATATGTCCACATAATTACTTTATTAATTGGATCGCTCGCGCCCCATACCAGGTGAGGATAATCCTGCTGGAATCTTGAAAAGAAAGTCTTGTCTACTTTCTGGTCTCCTATCGGGATGGAGTCCTGACCGTTAAACTGGTAAAATCCATCATTCGCCAGGTAAAAACATGAGTCCCCTATATTGACCACGCTTCTGGCAGCTATCGTCCCTCTTGCTCTTTCCACTTCGTAGAACTCGAACACCGTGGGTGGTCCTGAATAGACAACGCGATACACGGCAGAATCCATAAAGACAACCCCGTCCGTGCCGCCTACCGCTCCCGTAATCGCCTGAACCCAGCCGCCTGAAGGTAAGTCCTGTCTGTCACTTTGCTTGCTCGCTGCATCCGCACTGGCGATAGTCGGCCAGTCAGTGGGATCGTTTATCGCTGACCAATGTATACGGTTTGCCACTGAGCCGTCTGCCGAGGTGTAGGTATTTCCCAGCATGATAAAGTCCTTGATCTGGGCGACGTGCCTTGCCCTCGGAGCGGCGGAGTCAAGGTCGGCAAATACCGTAGAACTGTCCATAACATAGCTCTGGGTGTTCGTATTATGACCGCAGACCGCTATAATTCTCTCGCCGAACTTAGCAAACTGCCATGTGTCATCGTCTGCAACTGAAGGAGTGGTGGAGCCTGTTACGTCATTATACGTCGTGGAGGTGAGCTTGTAGAGTTTGCTCGTATCACCCGCGAATGAATTAACATTGGCGGCGGCATCCTTGAACGCCGCTGCGCCCTGACAGGTGTTACTGATAGTGCCGGTTAATGCCGCCAATGTCCCCAAAGGAGCATAAGAGTGCTTCGTCCTTGGGATGACGTTCTTTGCAACCGTACTAAACTGACCCCCAGCGTCGAGGGCTGGCTGATCAGGCGCAAACTCGCCGAACGGGATCATAAATAACCACCCGTGTTAATGTTAAACTGGTTCCCCCTTGCGAGGCTCGCATCGTGTCTCATTCTAACCCTGCCCTGGGTCTTGGAGTTCAGTCGGTTGATCTCCTCGACAATCTCATCCCTGAGAGGCTTATATATTGCCATTCTGTCCTTGGCCTGTCTTGCCGCTGCCGCCTCGAAACACGAAGCATAAAGGTAGGCATCGGGATAGTTGGTCATCAGCCAGTTAGTAGCATCAGACGTTAAATTATTCGCCTTATAATAGACTGCTTTAGTCGCATAAGACTGATCCGCCGGTCTCTCGAACTCGTACACCGTCGCCCCTACTCTGTAGAGCCGAGGCTGGCCTGAACCTGTCTGACCCCAATAGACCAGATCAGCGTCTGTCGCAGGGGTTAACTGACTCAAGTCGGACGTATAATGTAATCCAATATCCGACAGGAAGCCCGTAGGCAGAGAGG